TCAAAGCCTCTATCCAGGGCGGCAGCCGTTGCCGCTTCTTTAGTCTGAAAAACTTTATCTATTAATACTCCGTTCTCGTCTCCGACTTTATAGCCCTCCGACCTTTCCAACTGGAGCTTCTGAATCTTTTTAAGCATATGGTTCCAGGTCAGCGAATGCGCGACCAGGGCACAGAAGGCTGAGTAGAGTCCTATGACTAGGAAAAACTCTGTGGGGGTTACGTTTTCCATGCTTAGTACCTCCGGATGCGACGGATAGCAGCCCGAGCGGCTGCTTTGTCTTTCTTGTCTTGCCATTTACTGAGCTTCTCGAGTAAATAGGCACCGACACAGAATGCGAAAACCAGGATTCCAAGAACTACGACGAAAGACAGGTCGTCATGCGTTTCCATTAGAAACCTCCGAATCTTATTAGAATGATCAGGTATAAGACGACCAACAGAATCAGACTTAAGAGCTTCCCAATTTTAGCGTTACTCATGGATTGACTCCCCATCGATTCCCTCCACCATTTGGATAACCAACCGAGAGAGACAGCCAGCACAGGTGCCGCAATCCTCTATAACTTCCACGCAATAGCCGTCACGGAAGGGATCGAATCCCCGAGACACCCAACGGCTCACAGGCTTTTCGCATTTGAACTTGGCGAGCTGCTCTTGGGTAGCCATGTGCTTATACCTCCAGGGAATCGAAGTAATCCGCTAGAGCCGCTTCAACTTGTGGGCGATTAGAGGGACCGTAGAACTCCATGCTATTAGCAAACACCGTGAGAACTTTTGAGGCCGTTCTGTGCCGTCTGCTCGTACGATACCCGATAGGCAATTGCGATGCGTTATCTAGGTTCTTAGTAGCGTGACGCACTTGCTTGATTGCTCGATCAATTAGGTCAGCCATTAGCGCACCTCCGTGACATAGTGGCGAGGAGTGATATGGTGGCCGTCTTCCGTTGTCTGCCATGCGTCGCGGCTTTGGCCGCATTCTGGACATTGAACATACCACCAAGTAGAGGTCATCTTGCGATTCTTTGAGCCGCTGCCTGGACACATAGTTTTCTTAGGTGGCCCAGCAGATAGAACTAGCCGACCTTCTAAGTTTGTCTCGCCGTCACCCTCTAGATCGAAGAGAGAAGCGAGAGAGGATTCTTTTTCCATGTTAAAAGCCTCCGGCAGAGTATTAATTGATATGGATGAACCTACTACATATCTATTGCATACGCAAGGGGTAACTGTTAGAAATGTTGGGAAGCGAGAACATTGCTCGAGGAGGAGGAAGAGACTTCCGGAGATGGGAGAACCGCTCTTCAGAGAAGGAGCCGGAAGATATCACACGCATGGGAACCGAACCAAAACCGGCTCAAGTTCGGTAGGGTTTGGAACTGGAACCAACCGAGTTCGACTAAGCCTAGCGTGTCCTAATAAGAGGACACCAGTTTCAGCAAAATTCGCTCGCTTCGCTCGCTGCTTGCTCGTAAACTCGCTGCGCTTATATGGTTCTCGCTGCTTCGCTGCTCGTCCGTTCGCTGCAAGCTCGCTACGCTCGCAACAAATGGTTCTCGCTACGCTCGTCTGTTTCTTGCTCACAAGCTCGCCTCCGCTCGCGTTCGCTGAACAGCAACAGCGAACCCCCCCCTTAAACCAAAACAGGGGGCAGGAACTATTTACCCCAACACAGACCGACTTGACGTAATATGAGTCCCAGGTAATTTTGAAATTATCAGGAGGTTGTATGGATCAACAATTGATTACTGATTTGAGGGCAAGATCTAAAGTCCATGCTGGGTACGATTGGAAAATTCTCCGTCGTGCTGCGGATGCATTGGAGAGAGAGCCGTTAACGCCGGAGTCTGTTATGGCTTATTTTAAGGAGCATGACATCTCCTTACTTCCCTGGCAAACAAGGAAGTTGGTGGGTGATGTTGAGCCAAGTGAAAAGGTGCCAGCCTAATATCTGCCGCCTTACCATTCTGTATTAAATTGACACATGGCTCTTGGTTCTGGCCTGGAAGGGGGGTTTGGAATACCCCTATAATTCTGTAAGCCCTTGCACTACAACAATATATTTCTGTAATATCCTATGGCTTGGAAGGGGGGTCTGGAAAGGATCTGGAAACAAAGTAACCAGTTAAATACAGAAAAGATTGTATGTGGAGGTCATATGGCTAAACACATAAGCTGTTCAAAGTGTGGTCAGCATCAGGAACCTACGATACTGTGGCTAACGTGCGAGTATTGCGGTATAGTCTTGGAAGAGCATCCGTACTTCAGGAGTGACGATGGCGACTCTGTCCACGAAGCAGAGAAAGAAGTTGTCGGACAGCGAGTTCTGCGGTCCTGGTAGAACTTATCCGGTTCCGGACATCTCTCATGCTAGGAATGCTTTGGCGAGGATAGCGCAATTTGGTACGGAAGCAGAACAGGCCAGGGTTAGAAGGTGTGTTGAGAAAAAATTTCCTTCGCTGAAAAAGAAGTAGCATGGAAACCGAGGGAATCCTGGGCTTAGTTGAGCAATATGGATTGCCGCTCATTCTACTGCTTGGGGCCATCTATGCCCTGTATCGCTTTCTGGTGTTCAGCCTCTACGAGGTAAAGAACGAGTTCGGCAGACGGCATGAAGATAATGCGAAGGCGATGGGGGAACTCAAGGTGGCTGTCGCGGAGATGCGGTCGGACATTAAGATTCTGGTGGAGTTCGTGCGGTCTAACCGATAAGGCACTGAAAAAATAATGGCTAGTTTGCTAGATCCAATTGATATGGAAGAAACGCCAGAGGATGATCTGGCAGCAGAGATAAGACAAGATCCTCGCTACGATGCTGTTAGGCAATTCATTATTGATCGGGAAGGCTGGCAGCCTAAAGGTACATGGGACGTAAATGCGTTCAGGGCTGGCTACGGTAGTGATACGATAACACTCGAGGATGGTAGGGTTGTATCCGTAGACGAAAATATGTCCGTTACCAGAGAGGATGCTGATCGGGATATCGATAGAAGGTTGACTACGGAGTTCATGCCCAGGGCCAGAAACAGTATCAGTCCTCAAGTATATGATAGCTTGGATGCGGATACGTTAGCTGTGGTTACCTCGTTAGCCTACAATTTTGGTAGGATTCCCGAGTCTGTGGTAGAGGCATTCAATACCGGCGATAAAGATGCAGTCGCAGATTCAATCGAAGGATTAACATCTAGTAATCCTGGGTTGAACAAGCGTAGGCAGATGGAAGCGGACATGGTTAGAAATTCAGCATTCATGTCTCCAGATGCACAGCCTGAAGAGGAGTGGCAGGGTGTGCCCCATGTACTCACGCAAGGTATGCGGCGTACCAGACGCAGTAGATCACCACGATCTTTACTCGCTGGTAGAATAGATCCGTTTGAGCCATCCGGACTTGGTGGGCTGCTGGGTTCGGAACAGGCATCGGAGCCTGTAAAGAGTGATGTGGCGTTATTGCCAGCTCGCGTCAAATACAGGTTGAGCCACAAAACCGTTCAGGCTGGTGATGGTGATGATTGGAGAGATATACAAATACATGATACGGTTGAGGATGCTATGCAGCATCTGTATGCTCTCAGATCTGAAATGCGACGGAAAGAAGCAACAGCCATACAATAATAGATGGATTTTGCCACATCGATAAAAAGGTTTCGTAAAGATCCCAAGCTATTCGTGCAGACGATCCTGAATGCGGAACCGGATGAGTGGCAGTCGGAGGTTATGCAGGCAGTCGCTAACGGTGATCGTGGTGTCAGCATCAGATCAGGGCACGGTGTAGGAAAGACGAGCTGTCTGTCATGGCTCGCCCTATGGTGGATCGCAGTTCATTACAATGCGAAGGTGGTCATAACCGCACCTACCTCCGCACAGCTACACGATGCTCTGCTACCTGAAGCCAAGTCCTGGCTCAAGCAGGCACCTGAAGGTTTTCGTGAAATGTTTACTGTACGGGCAGACAGGATCGAACTTCTGGCTGATCCCGAAAGAAATTTTATATCAGCAAGAACATCCAGAGCTGAAAAGCCGGATGCGCTGCAGGGTGTCCACGCAGAACACGTTCTCCTGATAGCAGACGAAGCGAGTGGTGTACCGGAACAGGTGTACGAAGCAGCCGGTGGTTCCATGTCGGCACATCATGCTTCGATGGTATTAGCAGGCAACCCTGTTCGCTCGAGTGGCTACTTCTACGATACGTTCCACAAGTTGGAAGAACGGTGGTCTACATTTCATGTGTCGTGTGAAACAACGCCACGGGTGTCAGGTGAGTATATTGAAGAATGCAAACTGAGGTATGGTCCGGAGTCTAATACATACCGTGTGCGTGTTCTGGGAGAATTTCCTAAAGGTGATGACGATACGGTCATAAGTATGGAATTAGCGGAAAGTGCCGTTACACGCGATGTGTTTCCAACAAAATTCGGTACGGTCGTGTGGGGCGTCGATGTAGCCAGATTCGGTTCTGATGCATCTGCGCTTTGTAAGAGAAAGGGGAATTCCGTTACTGAATCCGTAAGATTGTGGCGTGGCCTGGATACAATGCAGCTTACTGGTGCGATCAAAGCCGAGTACGATACCGTTGAAGAGAAGCCCAAAGAGATATTCGTGGATGCTATCGGGTTGGGTGCAGGGGTAGCGGATAGACTCAGGGAATTGGGATTGCCAGCTTATGCGATCAACGTCAGCGAAAGTCCTGCTATGGGTGATGTATATCTAAATCTGAGGGCAGAGTTGTGGTATAAGGCAAAAGGATGGTTGGAAGGTCGCGATGTGCGATTACCTAAAGACTCGAGATTGAAATCCGAACTTACCACACTACGATACACCTATACTTCGACGGGTAAACTGAAAATAGAATCAAAGGCAGACCTCAAGAAACGGGGAGTGGAAAGTCCGGATGCCGCAGATGCTTTTGTATTGACCTTTTCGTCAGATGCTGGTACTGCTATAGGTGGAAGATCCGGAAGGCGTTTGGGTAAGTTGAAGAGAGATTTGGTAGGAATAGTCTAGGGGGTTCGGCTGTTAACTGGCGTGGCGGCCCAACTTAAATAAACAAAATGCTCTTGTATCGTTTTGATACAGCGTTGCCCCTAGACATCCTGTCATCAAAGAATGAGAATGTGGTTACATACCTCTATCAGCGTGGTTGAATTTGGCATATATAGACGAGGCTGAAACCGAAGCCGGGATCGGGATGACGGAGGAAGAACTGCAAACCACGGTTCGTTCCTACATCACAGACGCGATACAGTACATAGACGATGACATCAGCCCTATCAGGGCAGAGTCAACGAAGTACTACAAGGGCGATCCGTTCGGTAACGAAGTAGACGGCAGAAGCCAGGTAGTAAGTCGAGATGTGCGCGATTCCGTGCAAGCCGTGTTGCCGTCCATGATGCGTGTGTTCTTCGGTTCCGAGAAAGTAGTGGAGTTCGTGCCACGTTCCGGTGAAGATATCGCGATGGCCGAACAGGCCACCGACTATCTGAATTATGTCATCCAGCAGGACAACGAAGCCGTAGCTATTTTCTACAGTGTGTTCAAGGATGCGCTGATGAATAAAGGCGGTTTCATCAAATGGTGGTGGGACGATTCCATTGAAGTGCATACCCACACATTTGAGAATCTGGACGAAGGTGCGCTTGGCCTGATCTTGCAGGAAGATGGCGTAGAGGCTGTATCGGTAGAAGCACGGCCAGCTCCAGGCGTCAACGAGCAGCAGGCTCAAATGATGCAAGCGCAGGGTATGCCTGTACCGCAAATATACGATGTAGAGATCAAACGTCAGCGTAAGCGTAATCGTGTAAAGATAGAAACAATGCCGCCTGAAGAGTTTCTGGTGGACGCAGCAGCTACGAGTCTCGATGATGCGATGATCGTGGCCCACAGAACAATGGCTACGGTATCATCACTAGTTGCTTTGGGCTACGACAGGAAAATGCTGGAAGAGCATCTGTCGGATGAAGTTGCGTTTACAGGTACGGATGAATATTGGGCACGATACAATGATCGTGCATCGATGAGTCCATTGTCAGCTTACGAGCGTAGGCGTGTATTGTACGTCGAAGCGTGGTGCTATATCGATTATGACGGTGACGGCATATCTGAACTCAGGCGTGTCTGCACTGTGGGTGACGGCTACAAGGTCGTAAACAACGAGCCAGCCGATGAGATACCATTCGCGATGTTCGCCTGTGACCCTGAACCTCATGTGTTCTTCGGCTCCGATCTTGCTGATCTGACGAAAGATATTCAGAAAATCAAGTCAGCCGTACTGCGTGGGATGCTCGATAGCTTGAGTTTCGCGCTCTATCCCCGAACGGGTGTAGTAGAGGGTATGGTGGACATCGATGATGTGCTGAATCCAGAAGTCGGTTCGATCATCAGGATGCGACAGCCTGGTATGGTGCAGCAGTTGAATGTGCCGTTCCTGGGGAAAGAAGCGTTTCCGATGGTGTCCTATCTGGATGACATGAAAGAATCACGCACCGGCCAGACCGCTGC